GAACGAAACAAGTAGAAGCGAATACGGAATTAATCTTGCTGATGGAATGTCTTATGAAATTGTAAAAGAAAGACAAGGATATATCATCAAGAAAGTTGTGACTGAAGGAACAACTGAGTATATCGAACCTATGAAAAATAGAAAATATTACTCATCTTATTCACAAGCTTTAAAAAGACTTAACTTATTTGCAGGTGAACTTAATAGATTAAATGAAAACGAAGAAGGTACTTCTTTATTTGGAGAACAAAAAAAATTCGTTTTAAAAACCCCGAAGCCTGCAGCAGAACCTGCTCCTGAAGCAATGGCACCACCAATGGCACCACCTGCGGTCCCATCACCTGAATTACCACCTTCACCTGATGCGATGGCACCAGCACCTGAAGGAATGGATATGGGTATGGACATGGGTATGGATTCAGAAATGGGTGGTGAAATGGATGCACCAGAAGGTGGAGAAGAAGACGTTACATTCGACGCAGAAATGGATACTGAAATGGGTGGTGGAGATGCTGAGGAAAAAGTAACTTTCAAAACTATTCAAAAGTTAACTGGTAAGTTGACTCAAAAAATAAGAACACTTGATAATGAAGAAGGAATGACTTCTGAAAATATCAAATATGTAATCAACATGGTTTTATCATCATTAGACTTAGGTTCTCTATCTGAAGAAGATAAAGAGGATATTATGTCCAAATTTGATGAGGTTGAATCTGAAGATGAAATGAGTGGTATTGAAGGAACTGCACCAGAAGATGATATCACATCTGATACTGAGGTTGAAGATATTCAATCGGATATGGACATTCCTGTAGAAGGTGAAATGCAAGAAATGGGTAACGGAGCAATCTTCGATAGTATCTTTGGTGAATCAAAAGTCGATAAAGTAATTTCAAAGTATTTCGAAATTTCTAAAAAAGAAATTCTTGAGAACAGAGAAAAATTTGTTCAGAAGAAAAAAGAAAGTGTTGTGTCTTTGAAAAGACAAATGGTTGAAGTTCAAAAATTAGTAGAAAGTGTTGAACAAAAATTGGCAGCGAAAAAGTTTTTAGAAGAAAACTCAAAAGCAACAATTGTTGGAAAGACGAATAAGAAAAACTTAGTTTTTGAAAACAAAGGTAAACAAATTAAAATTTCACCAGAGGGTCTATTAGTATGAGTAAATTGATATTTGTAAACGGATTAGGACCCAACTACAAGGGAGATAATCTTTACGAATTCATTTTCTCGGATACAACAGATGTTTGGGGAGAATCTTGGGAGAGTAAACCATCTAATGGTTATCCGACTCCACCCGAGTTAAAATACATCAAAAAGGTGGGAGTTCTGAGAAATACCGATATAAAGTTGGAATTGATTCAGAACTCCGATTTTTTTTCTATGATAGACGCAATGGATGATGTTGTTGCGTTAGCCTGGGAATCCGAAGATGAAAACAAAGGAAGATTAGTTTTTAGATTTGGTCAGACAGAACAAGAGATAAAGGATAAACTCTATGAAAGAGATTTAATCTTAGAATTTGAAAAGAAAGAGGTTTATGAAAAATAATATTAAAGCTTACGAATTGATTGAAAAAGGACTTTCATCTAAGACCGTTTCTAAATTAAATGAGTCTCAAATTGAAACCCTATATAAAAAACTTGTTTTATCTGAGCAAGTTACTGAAGTACCTACAAAGAAAACTTTTAAGGTAGGACCTAAGGGAGGTAAAGTAGGAAACGTAATGGTTTCAACAGACCCTAATACGAAAGAAGTTATTGTAACAACTGAGAATGAATTAGATGAAACTGAAACAGATGACTTAACAGATAAAGATGCTTTGGGTGCAGACGCTCTACAAAACATCACGGGACAAGAAGCCCCACACATGGCAAACGATATGGCGCCAGATGGAATGGATGATGATTCTGATGATGATAGAAAAATGATGGGAATGTCCGAAGCAAAAAAGAAAGAACAAAATCCATGGGCAATTTGTACTGCACAATTAGGTAAAGAATTCGGTACAAGAGAAAGACATCTTTGGAGTGCTAAAGAAAAAAACAAATATGAGAGATGTGTTAAAGATGTAAAAAAATCTTTGAAAGAAGGTAAAAATCCAGTATCTTTATTTCTTGAAAACGAAATTATGAGAATAGTAGAAAAGAATTTACCTCCGAGAATTACTAAGGGTGATTTATTAAAATACCTATCAGAAGCAGGTCCTGCAACAGCACCTACAAAACCAGCACCTGGTACAAAACCATCGACTAAACCTGGTAAACCTGATACAAGACCGAGACCTAAACATCCTGGTAAGAATCCAAACCCTGGTGAAAATCCAGCACCTAAGGCGAAGAAGGTTTCTCCTGAAGTAGCAAAAGATGAAGTATTGGATTTAATCATGAATTTATTAGAAAAATAAGATGGCAAAGAAAATACAAGAACAGATTAATTACGGGGATAGACCTGAAAGAATGGACCCAAGTTTGGAAAGAAAATTAGCAGACCCACAAGGTTTGTATTCTCAAAATCCTGCAATGAAAAAAGGGACAAAAGATGTTGAAAGACTTGTAAGTTCACGTTTTGGAAAAGTTGCCGATAAGTTAAAACAAGTCACTGGTAATCAAAACATCAGTTCAAAACAGGTTCAGGGAATGATTTATCAAGAAATGATGAGGCGTTTACCAAATATCATGAGAATAGAAGCTAATCACAGAGATGAACTTGAGCAGTTAGCTGTCGAGGCTTCATTAGAAGAAAGTCAGGTTCCTGAAGATTGGTTCCAAATTGAGCCGTATCTCAATAGAGAACCTATCGATGTTTCAAATTTCAGATATGAACCAGAAGACGAAGAAGATGAGGAAGAAGAAGATGGTGAAGAAAAAGTTAATATTCCATCATTTGATGTCGAAGACTTAACTGATGAAGAAGTTTTAGAACTAGAAAAACACAAAAGAAATATTATAAATGCCATTATACAGGGTGCAGCGAAGAAAGGTCATTACCTTTTCCAAAAACCTGATGTTAAAGCAAGACTTGATGCAATTGACCCCTCTCTTTATAGAGATTATTTGGGTATTATGGCAATCAATGATTTCCTTTACTTTACAATGGAACAAATGATTGAAATGATGAGTCAAACAGGTCAAGGTGTTGCAGGTAAAGTGGAATTGGATGATGCTGACGGAGAAGAGGGTGATGAAGGTGGTGAAGAAAAACCTGATACTGTAATCAAAGCATATGGTGCAATTTTCCCAATTTTATGCCACGAAATAATCAAAGGTATTGAAGAAGGTAAAGGTAGATACGGGTTACCTCAAGACCAAGGACTCAGACAAAAAGTTCAAGGTCAAGTTGACCTTCTTTCAAATGAACCAATGCAGTTAAGAATAGGACCTGAAATTGTTGAAAAAATTAGGTTTGCATTACCCGATGAAATGTTTGATGACGAAAACAAAGGTCTAATAAACTGGTTTCACATTCAGTTATACCAAGTACCTGCAGAAGAATTCTTGGACATCGTTGGAAATGCAATTTCCGAAGACCAGTCCAAAGTTAGAAAGGCAACTCAAAGATTCGAAGAAATCATGAAAGAGGCTCAGGAGCTGAAACAAGAATATGATGATTACAAAGAAGAAAGTGGGTCAGATTCTGACGATGACGATGAAGACGACGACATTGATGATTTCTTAGGTAGTTTAGGTATATCGAGACCTAAATGATTTACATAGGTGACTAAAGAACAATTAATTATTGAAGTAACTAAGTGTATGAGGAGTACTCCTTATGCACTTAGAACATATTTGCAAACATACGACAATACAGTCCAAAAGTATGTTCCGTTAGATTTATTCCCTGACCAAGTTTCTCTTATAGAAGACTACGACAATTACAATGAAAACATTGCGTTAAAGTATAGACAGGCGGGTGTATCAACAGTAACCGCTGCTTGGGCATCCAAAAAATTAGTTTTTGCTAAGAAAAATAAGCCTGAAAAGATTCTGATAATTGCCAACAAATTGGATACCTCGGTTGAAATGGCGAACAAAGTTAGAGGGTTTACTGAACAGTGGCCTTCATGGGTTGGGGCTGGATTTTCAGCTGAGAAAAACTCACAAAGACATTTCAAACTAACAAATGATTGTGAAGTAAAAGCCGTTGCAACATCAAAAGACGCCCTTCGTGGATATACTCCAACTATTCTGATATTTGACGAAGCTGCCTTCATCGAAGCGGATAATGATTTCTGGTCCGCCTGTATGGCATCACTTTCAACGGGTGGTAAAGTAATTGTTATTTCTACACCTAACGGTTACGACGCTATCTATTACGATATCTACGACCAAGCGTTAAGAAACATGAACGAATTCAAAATTTCTGAAATGTTTTGGTACCGTGACCCTCGTTATACTCGTGATTTGTATATGGTAAAAACTAATGACTTGGTACATTTTTTACTAAATAGGGAAGATTATCCGAGAGATACTGTTGTTGACCTTTCAGTTGAAAATGCTTACGAAAGAGACCATTCAATCACTACAGATTATATTGAAAAAGGTTACAAACCTTGCTCTGCGTGGTTTGAAGGAATGGTTAAAAAATTGAAATTTGATAGGAGAAAAGTTGCTCAGGAATTGGAGTGTAATTTTTTGGGTTCAGGAGACAACGTGTTTGACTCTGAATTGATGCAAAATATATCTAAAAATCAATTAAAAGACCCACAAGCCAAATTAATGGGGGGTTCTCTTTGGATATTCAAAGAACCCGAAAATAACCACAAGTATGTTATGGGTGTGGACGTATCGAGAGGTGATTCAGAAGATTTTTCTTGTATTCAAATTATCGATTTCGATGAGAGGGAACAGGTGTTAGAATATGTTGGTAAAGTCCCCCCTGATGTGATTGCTGAAATCGCATACAAATGGGGTTCAATGTACAACGCTTTTTGTGTTATTGATATAACAGGGGGTATGGGAGTTTCTACCGCAAGAAAAATGCAGGAGTTGTCTTACCCTTCAGGACTTTATGTTGATAACGTTGACCCATCAAAGAAATGGAAGTGGGACCCAAAAATCAATGAAAAAATACCAGGTATAAATTTCAACTCTAAAAGAGTTCAAATTATTTCATCATTTGAAGAGGCGGTAAGACATGGTTTCAAGACATATTCCCACAGGTTATATAATGAAATGAATACTTTCATTTATGTAAATGGAAGACCAGACCATCAAAAAGGTCACCACGATGACTGTATAATGGCTATGTCTATGGCAATTTACGTTGCAGAAAAATCATTCCAATCATTACAGAAAGTTGTTAATCACACAAAGGCTATGTTGAATTCGTGGTCTACCGCGGTTAACGAAAACAAAAATTCGTCCGAATTTTTTAATCCAATGATTCCACAGATGGGTAGACAAAATCCCTACTCTCAAGGGCCAAGTAAACAGGATTACCAAAAATATGGGTGGTTATTTGGCGCCAAATAACTATTTATATTATCAAGGTAATAGGTAAAATTGTAATATGGCTGAAAAGAATTTAACGGTTTGGCAAAGGTTATCACAAACATTTGGTCCGAATTCATTACTCAATCAAGATTATCCAACATTCAAGTTTGATAAGAAGGAATTATTGCGTACCAAAAGTAGAGAAGAATATGAGATGGAGAAACTCCAAGCTCAACAAACTTTCTATTTAACAAATCAATGGGCTAAGGTTGAAAACAATCTTTATTCTCAAGCCATCTATTATGAACCATCTCGTTTATCTGCACAGTACGATTATGAGTCAATGGAATATACACCAGAGATTTCAGCGGCATTAGATATCTACGCAGAGGAATCAACAACCACAAATGAAGATGGATTTATTCTTCAAATTTATTCTGAATCGAAAAGAATTAAGGGGGTGTTAGCAGACTTATTCAATAACAACCTTGATATCAACACAAACTTACCGATGTGGACAAGAAACACTTGTAAGTATGGTGATAACTTTGTGTATTTGAAACTAGACCCTGAAAGAGGCGTAGTTGGTTGCCAGCAGTTACCAACTATCGAGATTGAAAGACATGAAGTAGGTGTAAGTGCAAAAATCTCCGTAGACATCACTAAGGAACTTGATACTGATAAGAAAGCTCTCCACTTTACTTGGAAAAACAAAAACATGGAATTTCAATCATGGGAAATTGCTCACTTCAGATTATTGGGTGACGATAGAAAACTTCCTTATGGTACTTCTATGTTGGAAAAAGCCAGAAGAATATGGAAACAATTATTACTTTCAGAAGACGCCATGATGATTTATCGTACATCGAGAGCACCTGAGAGAAGAATGTTCAAAGTTTTTGTTGGAAACATGAATGATGATGATGTTGAAGCTTACGTACAACGCGTGGCAAACAAGTTCAAGAGAGAACAAGTTGTTGATAGTAAAACAGGTAACGTAGACATGAGATTTAACCAAATGGCTGTTGACCAAGATTATTTTATACCTGTTCGTGACCCAGCAGCACCCGACCCAATTACAACATTACCAGGTGCCACAAACTTATCTGAAATTGCCGATATTGAATATATTCAAAAGAAACTTCTAACGGCCCTTCGTGTTCCTAAAGCGTTTTTAGGATTTGAAGAAGTCGTAGGAGACGGTAAAAATTTGGCATTACAGGATATACGTTTTGCTCGTACTATTAACAGAATACAAAAAAGTATGATTGCAGAACTTAACAAAATTGCAATTGT